TTGCTTACGCCCTTGTGGTGGGCGTTGAGGCAGTGAAGCCTCGGGGACTACCTTTTCTGTGGGGTAGTCCCCTTTCACATTACTTGACTTTTAGTTCTTCGGCGTACGCTTTGATGGCTGCCAGCGTGTCGTTGTCGACGGTTGCTTTCACTGCAGCTGCGTAAATTGTGCGAAGTGTTTCTAGGTCTTTGTTGCTTGCTGCTTCTTGTGCTTCGATTAGGTAGTTGCGTGATTCTTGTGTTGCCTTGATCATTTCTTCACGGCTTGGGCGTAGGTAGTCGTTGCCTTTTTTGGTGCTGTATCCGAGTGTTGCGAGTGCGCGACCGATTGCGCTTGTGGCGCAGTTCTCCAGGAATGATGCCCGGTTGATGTTGCTTGAACCTCGGGTTTCGTGTGCGTAGTCAATTGCAGCTGGGCGCATGTCTTCGCGGTCGGTGTAAACGGATGCCATGACTATGACTTCGGTTTCGTTGATTAGTTTTATTTCGGTGTGGATTCGACCGTTTTTGTGATCTGCCCAAAACTTTGCAATTCGGTTAGCGACCGGTTCGTAGTTATCTAAAAATGCCATCTGTGTTTTCTCCTATTTGAATGTGATGTAAGGTTTGCCGTTTCGTGCTTGTAAAGCGACGACGCGTTCACCCTGCCAATTACCATACTTGACGCCGTTCATAAATGCCAAAACCGCTGTTTTGTGTTTTGTAAAGTTTTGTTCGGCTACCTCGTAGATTGCTTTGGCAGCTGCTAGATCAACCCAGAAATTCCCCAGGTCAAGTTCACCATCGACTAAACCCTCGGATAGTTCCCGGACTGTTTCGTATGTTGAGTTAGCACCGTCGAAGTCTGGGGCTAGTCCGTCTTGAACAAAGCCGTAGAACGCCCATACAGCCGTTTTCATCTCTTCGACAAGGGATTCATCCCAAACGACCTCAAACTCCGTGTATCGTCCGCCTATGACCGCACAGACCACACCACGCTTTAGACCTAGGACCATCAAGTACCAAAGAACCTGTAATTTCCATGATTCAGGTATTTCGGTGACATAAGTTGCCGAATGCTTGATTTCCAACACACCAAGGGTTCCGTCAGCCCATTCGATGATACCGTCTGGGTTGGCTTTCATCCAGTCTGATTCGGTTGATTGCCAGGTACCGGTTTCGTGAACGGTGAGCCAGTCTTTGTTTTCGTTGATGAAGAATTGACGGATAGCCGGTTCAAGGGCTGTGCCTAATCGCATCGGAATTGTGCTATCAGTGTCACCTAGCAGGTTTGACTTTTCGCACCAAAGAGTGTAAGGGGATTTGAACTGGGATTTACCCAGGATAACTCCGATATCAGACCCGCCAATACCGGCACGAGCTGCATGCCATTCTGGTGATCCTGATTCGAATGAGCCAATGAATTTGGCTGCGCCTACTGATTCGATTGCTTCCGTGATACGGATTCGTTCTGTGATTGTCATAACCCGATTCTAATAACCGGGCATGACATTACTTGTCTTTATTTTTTGACTGAACCGATTCGATTGTGGCGTTGATGTGAGCGTCGAAATCTTTATCGCCGACTTCGCCTTTCCCAGCGTAAGTGAACGATAGTCCCATAACCAAGCCGACGATAGCGACGGACGCCCCAAACAAAACTGATTCCAGCGCGCCCATACTGAACATAGGCAGGTTGCCAACACCCATAGAAGACAAGCCAGCGCCAAGTGATAGAGCCGCAACTCGCTTCAAACGCTTTGGGATTTTTGACCATAATTTCACTTTGCCGCCTTTTTAGCCGCCGGTTTTTTTGCAGCCGGTTTAGGTGTTGTCTTTGGTTTTGAAGCGTCGATAAGTTTGAAGAGATCTAGCAGTTCTTCTTGCGGTGCCAGTTGTGGCTTTGGCTGTAGTGATGCAGCTGCGTGTAAGTGTGCGCCGGTTGAGTTTGACCCGGTGTTTCCAATGTGACCAATAACAGTTTCGCCACCGATTACACGATCCATGTTCTTAAACGCTGGCAATTCTTTTAGATGGCAGAAGATTGTGTAAACCTTGTCGTGCGAGTTCTTGGTAATGATGCAGTTGCCCAGTTCGGCAGTAATCAGAACTTTTGCCACGACACCATCAGCAACGGCGTAAACTGGTTTGCCCTCTGAACCGCCTTTGAAGCCCCAGTCTGAACCGCGGTGTGGGCGTTTACGGTATGATGCGAAGTTGCCTAGTTCGTCGCGGCGTTCAGCACCGGTGCCTTTGATTGGTTCGTGGTACATCAGGCTAGACCTTTCATTACAACTGCAACGGCAGCTGCGGTAATTGACGCGGTCATTATTGCCTGCAGCCAGGCACCTTTCCAACGCGCTTGTTCTAACTCTCGGATTCGCATTTCGAAATCGTCAAGTTTCTTTTCAATGTCTGACACGATTCGAAGAATTAGTGAAGTGTTATTCGGCTTCGACGGTGTTGTCATTTAGAGATTCCAAGAACGCTGCGTACTCTGGGTTGGCTGGGTCGGCTGGGAATGATTTGAAGTTGCCGTTGCCTAAGTCAACTATTATATAAGTTTGAGCAACTCCCATAGATTCAATTTGAATTTCTTCATAGTTCATTTTTACAACTCCGCGCTAATACCAAGATAACTTGATGATGAATTATTTGCAGTCAAAATGTAAGGTCGGTTCGTTGTTAAACCCCCTGAAACTGTTACATAAACGAGTGCAAAATCGGCGTGTGTTTGATTCGCCAGGAATGTTGCCGAAGTTACGGTTGTATTTGTTCCACCAGTTGTCAGATTTAAAGTTGAGTAATCCAAAGATGATGGGATTGTTCGCATAGTTACTGGCATTTTTACTTGGATCATCGCAGTTGTTGTTTGGTCTGCAAATCCGATACCGTAATTCATGTATGGCACGGTTGCGTTTGATGTCATACGCCAGTAATAGCGTTCGCATTTTGCAAGTTCTGCTTCATAGCCGTTTGACTGCAGACGCCAGTTAGTTGCGTTGGTTCCCTTTTCAAGTTGAACTTTTTCCAAAGTCTTAGTTCCACCAGTTGCTTCAAATTCGACGACAACATTTGCGGTGCCATCCAATGTGACAGTTACCGGACTAGCTGCGTAAGACGGTGCGGTTGCGCCCGAGTTGTAAACGCGCCCGGTTGCTGTACCAGACCAAGACAATGTGTAAGAGCCAGAACCTGGAATGTTAAACTGCTCAATTACCTGTGCGAAAGAGCCACCAGAGTTGATTGTCACCGGGTAGCCATTAGCAGAATAAGTAAAGGTCATTGATGAGTTGTTGGATGTTGCTTTCCAACGATCAATACCGTAAGCCCCAGTAGCCAATGCTGTTCCCGAAACATAAGAACGCTGATTGATTAAGAAGTTTGAGTTAATCAAAATGTTTCCAGTACCAACGACAGAAACAATAGACTGCCATGCAGCGCCGGTCCAAAGGTATAAAGCGTTAGTATCTTCGAGGTACGTGACCATGCCCTCTGATGGGCTAGGTAATGCAGCTGTGCGAGCAGTAGCCGAAGCAAACACCATTACAGACTGATTCATCAAGTAAGTGTTTAGTTCGCCACCAGTGAGCGCATCACCGTTGCTAAAAACTTTATATGCCATTTATGCTGCTTTCCATAGTTCGAATTGAGTATACCAAGAATTGACATCAATTGAGTGATTTACTCTCGTGATGGTGTAATATTCGTCGATTGCTAATTGGTCCTTGTCAAACTTTACGCGCAACAAAGTGCCAGGTGTGATTACCGCTGCTTCCGTCAAATCACCTAACCGGTCAATGGTCGGTGTTTCAACAGTTTTAACAAGTTTGGTAACAGTTGTGTTGAAGACTTGTTCGCCCCAGATTTGCAGCTCATCTTCGTCAATAACATTTAGCGATAGTGAAACAAAGTTTTCACCATACAGTTCAATACTGCCTTGATCTTCGATTGCTACGAACTGGGTGTCGTCCGATGTGAGGTCCAAATATAGCGAATTGATAATAGAATCAGCATCAGCGGCGACAGTAATATCAGACATGCAAAGGTGATTAGCATCCCCATGGTTATTGCCAACAGTGTAAGTGCTAGAACTACCAGATACGAAAACCGGACGAGGACGGAAGTAAACAGTTTCATCTTCCTGGTCAACCCAAGTGATTGCCAAACCGACTTGCAATGCTTCGTTAAGGATTCCATTAGCCTGAATATCTGTTTCTGAAGTTAGCGGTATCTTACCGGTGGTTTCTTCTGAACCCGGTGCCATAGTAGCACCGACGGCTTGAATAGCAGCTGCAAAGTTTTGCAAAGGTGTCGCATAACCCGATGCATAAGCGGTGTTGTCAAAAGTTGCAATTCGTGAATTAACTATCGCTTTGTATAAATCAAGTGCAGTAATGTCTATACGGTTCCAGCCCTCTGGGGAATACTGAACATTGATTGTTTCAATGTATCCGGTAAATAGCGTGTGGTTTACTTCACCCTTTACCAAACGAACGCGCATCTTTGTGTTAGTGCGAATGTTCTTATTGACGTTCGGGTCCCATTCGTAAGACTGCAAAGATATGCGGGCTTGCCCTGGATAAGGCTGGAAGTAGTAGGCATCTTGAATTTGACCACCAACGCCGAAGTCTGCGGAAATTGTGTCGGCTTCTACGGCTTGCCAAATAAACGCTGAACCGGTTCCTAGTACGTCGGTACTGCCAAGTAATGAAGTGCCAAGAATAAAGTTGCCTACACCACCAAGGACATCGCCACCGCCAAGGGTCGAAAGCCCAAGAATGAAAACATCGCTCTCAGTATCAGGTAGAAATAATTCAACCTTTAGATCAGTAGCAATATCAAAATCTTCAATAAGTGCCATTAGCGACCACCACGAAGCAACTGTGTTCCAGAGTAGAACGAACCTTTATTCAAAGTGTTAGCAATTTGTTGCGGTGACTGTGTGCCAGTGATTCGAATGTTCTGAACTACGGTAGGCTTTTTAGCTGCCGGTTTTGGTGGGGTAAATGTCATGTTGCTGCCACCGGCTGATGGTGCTGCACCTGATTGACCAGAAAAGTTTAGAGCGCCTTGTTGACCACCGGCTGCGTCAATATTAAATTTACTAAAATCAAGATTTTCGTTTAGCCACTTAACTGCTTCAACCGCCGAAATTGCAAGTCCAACCCAACCAAACATTTTTACAAAATTAGTGTTGATTGGTCCAGCGTTCAACTTTGACACAATTTCAAGAGTTTTGATTGCGGTCGCTATTCCACCAATTGCAATTCCAATACCAAGTACAGTTTCTTCATTGTCAATAGCCCAAGCCGCAAGTTTGCCAAATTCTTCAAGAACTTTGGTAATGCCATCTACTATCTTTTGAAACTTTTCTTGTCCCTCTGGTGTTGATAGCCAATCGCTAAACTTTTCCAAAGTAGGAAGAAGCGACATGCCAATTTGTTCCTGCATCTCGCCAAAAATTATTTCCATTTTTTTGTAAGGATCAAGGTTAGCGGCTTCCTCAGCTGCGCCCTTGAAAGTCTTTTCCAATTCAGCCATTGGGTCCTTGGCGCCCTTAAGGGATGGAATAAGTTTTACAAGTGCAGTGTCAGAACCAGCCAAAGATTTAGCCATAGCCTGCGAAACCGCGTCAAGACTTTTACCGGTAGCAGCCGAAGCATCTAGGGCAATTTGTAGCAAACGGTTTGAATCGGTGACTGATTTCGTCGCGATGTACAATTTCTGATATGCCGGACGGAGTTCATCATCAGCCACGGCAGATTGGAATTGCATTCTCTTGATGGCTTTTTCAGCCTGGGCAACTTGATCTTTAGTCGCTTTGCCTGTGTTCTCCATAGCCAAAGCAAGAATGTCCATTGACTTAGAATCTTCAATCGCCGCTTTAGCAGCTTCTTCTAATTGTTGCGTAATGATACGAAGCGAGAAACCAACGCCGATAGCGGCAAATGCGCCAGTAATTGCTTTAGAAACAGATTGAGCGCGCTTATTCATCTGTGTAAGTTGCGACTGTGCGCCCTTAGTAGCAGCTGTTAGGTTCTTGAACTCTCCAAGAATCTCAACATTAAGCACTAGGCTCATTGGGCTACCTCATTCATTTCATTCCAAACGCTTATGAACGCCTGGTACTCCCCAAGTGTTAGGTTACGGTATTCGCTTGGTGACATCTTAGTCAACAAACAAAACCTAGCCATACGCTCGGCTTGTTGCTTTTTTACGCTTTTGGGTCTGCGTCAACACCCTTGAACAATTCAAGAGCATCAGCAAAAGTGACCTTGCCAGCATCTTCCATTTTAAAGTTTGGATCAACGCGCTTACGAGCAACCCAGATGATTGCTTTTAGTGCCTTGCCCTTTAGTTTTCCAACACCCATAAGTTCATCCATCGGCATACCGCTAAGGTTTTCGATAGTTTCAACTTCATCAAGTGTCAAAGTGCTAAAAAAATCTTGGTTCATTCTTCTGTGCCTTTCGTGCTATTGAACGCTATTAGTGTATCAACAGTGCGGTAATAGTTCCGGTAAACCTCATCGCGGGTGATTCCCAACGCTTGGGTAAAGAACGGTTGTGGTTTGATGTTGCGTTTGAACCAGCCCCAGTGAATAGGGTTAGCGTATTGCACTTTGCCGTTATTACCTGCCGAAACAGACACACGAGTCAGTGCTTTAGAAACCCTAATTGAGTTTCTTAGTTTGCCTGTGCGAACCGGCACCAAGTTGCGGGCTTCACGGGCGACCACTTCACCGGCTTGTGAGCCAGCTGCTTTGATCTCCGTGTCAGGTACACCAATAGCCTGTAAAGCCTTGATGCCTGATTTGTAGCCTTTGACCTTGATGCCGGACGCGTTAGACATTCTTAAGCGGTTGTGTCGATTGTCACGCCGTAGAAGATGTCTGATGCAGGTGTGTGTGGAGTGTTCTTGACGGTTAGTGTCACGCTGAACTTTGAGATTTCGTTTGAAGTCAAAGATAGCGGTGGCAACTGGTCGAAAACAACAGTTCCGGTGTAGTGCGGTGAGTCTGCAGTTGGGGTTGTGTTGCCGTTAGGCGCAATGGTGAACGCTACTTCTGAACCGAAGTTGTCCCATAGAACGCGGTAAAGGCTTGTGTCCTCGCCTGATGTGATTCCGTCTAGTTGCAATGACCACTGTCCACCGACGCGAACTTCGCAGAAAGTCTGAACATCGCCAGGGGCATCGTCCAGGGTAAGTTCTACCATGTTTGCGTCGCATGCGTAATCAGTCGAACCAATCTTAAAGATAATGTTCGTTGCTTTGATGCGTGTTGAAGCTGCCATGCTGGCGACCTTTCTAAATTGATATTGCTAGTTGAGCGTAAATGTTAGTGCTCAGATATTCGGCGTTATTTGTTTGCAAGTTGTATGGCTGATTCACCGATGTCAGACGCGCATAGGTCAACGGTTCAAGAGCCAATAAGACGTCTTCAATTAGTTGATCTAGGTTTTCAGTTGCTTTTTTGTTTGTAGCAGTTGAAGCAACCAAAACTAATTCAAGTCCGAGAGTGTACTCTCCGAACTCGGCGGTCTGAATGTATGGTGATGCAGCGTTCAAAATAACAATTGGCGGCGTGATTCGTTCTGGAACATACTCCAAAACATTTAAACCAGCAGCTTCTAGATCAGTTTTGAACTGAACCTTTGCGTCATTTATTTCGCTCATACACCATAACCTGTGTACGGCAGAAGCAACGGGTACACCGCGTTCATCGGGTCTTTAGCCACGCGAACCGGTGCGCCGTCCATGCTTGCAAACTGGGCAACGCCATTAGGGGCAGAGCGACGGTGGAAGAGTTCCGACGATGCAATAAGCGTCGCCTGGTCTTTCAACACTGCGGGAACAGTTGTGATTGTCCCGATGTGACGAGTAACCAAAGCAAGCCCCGCGTCTAGACATTCCTGTGGGAAGTCTGTTTCGTCGGTGCCTACGTATGCTTGGAACTCTGCCAGCGTCACTGCCATTTTTGTTTACCTAACTGATTACGCGGTTACGTCCAACTTAACCAATGCGCCAACGCGTGGAGTAGCAATTGCTAGGTATCCGTATACGCTTAGGTCGTCGGTCAAGGTGGTGATGTCGCCAGAAGTTAGACGTAAAGGTGAACCTGCAGACTCCATGGTGATCACGGCTGCAGAGTTAGCCATGTAGACAACTCCGGTGCCTAGTGCAGGGTCAACGATGATTGGCAGACCGAATACTGAACCGCGAAGTCCAGGAACGTTTGCTGTACCAATGTTGTTTACGCCAGCGCCGTCAACGTTTAGAACTGGGCGTCCGTCGCCAGCTGCAACCTTAACGATGTTTACGTATGCGTCGGTTGAAGCCAAGATGAACTCTGGGCGTAGACCGGTCTGTCCGTAAATGTATGCTGAACCGTTTGCGATTCCCTCTGCAAGTGATGCAGCGGTTCCGCCATCGGCGTCGAATACCTTGCCAGTGAAGTCAAGAGCTGCAAGTGCTGCAACAAGTGCTGCGTTTGTAGCCTTAGCGTACTGCTGGGTTAGTGCTTCGAATACGGTGTTTACGGTGTTGATGTTTGAACGCTCAATGTACTGGCGTGAAACAGAAGTGTAGCCACCGTAAGTTTTGATTGCTGATGAAACAGTTTCAAAGGTTAGGTTACCGAATGATAGTGCTTCGTTCTCTGGGTCCTGCTGACCAACTGCAAGAGTGTTTGCGTCAATCTTTGCGTACTCAACGGTTAGACCTGCAGCTGGTAGCGCAGCGCGTGAGAAAGCCTCAACGGTTGGACGGTTGTTGCGGATCAGTGTGTCGATGTAGCCGTAGAACGGTGGGTATGCAACGGTGTCTGCTGATGTTGATGCTGTACGTGCAAGCATCTTTGCATCTTCGTCGCCGTCAAGCATAGCCTTTACGAACTCGCCCTGTGAGCGGAACTTGGTGGTTGTTTCTGGTGCAGTTGCAACGGTCATTCCAGCCTCTACAACGCGGCGCAGTTCTGCAACCTCGTCAAGAGCGGTACGAACGTCAAGTTCAATGTTTTCTGACATTGGTTCACTTTCTTGTTCAATTAGAGGTTCTGCGGTTTCGTCGATTTCGACTTCCTCGCGAACTTCGCTGATGTTTGCGCCCGAATAGGCAGGGAATGGGACCACGCTCGTTTCCTTAAGTGATACCAAAGTACGAACAACAACGTTTCCGTCGCGTTCGTTCTCAACCGGGATGAACCCAACTGAAAACTTGTTTAGAACACCGTCACGAAGCAAAGTAAGAATTTCTTCGCCTCTAGGTGTTTCGCTGATGTAAGCGGTGATTTCGAAACCCTCATCGGTTTCACGTCCGTCAATGACTTTACCGATTGGCTCTTCGTGATTCCAAAACAGTTTCACGTCTTCGATTGACTGGATAGCACCCGGGGCAAAACGCTCAAAGGTGTTGTTTGCGATTGCGATTTCTTGACCGTATGGGACGGCAATTCCGGTGATGGTGCGCTGATCAGTATCAACAACACCGCGGAAGTCGCGAGTTTCTAGATTAGACATTTAGTCCTTCCTTGGTGCGGATTTCTTCTACAGTCAAGAAGCCTGCGTCAACGCCGGTCTTGTAGTAGTTGTAACGAGCTGCAACATCAGCCTTGAATAGGTGTTCAAAGTCGAACTCAATGCGTACACCGCGCGGTAGGCAGTTGCTTAGTGCGTCGGTGATTGCATCGGTGTAAGCCATTAGTGTGTGGCGGTAGAAGACTTGGTTTTCGTCCTGCAGGTTTGTGTAAGTGTCGGATGCGCCTGGCACTGATGTCAAAAGTAGACGCGCTGGTACACCGAACAAGCGAGCAATAGCCTGAACCTGTTGGTCCTGTACTTCGGTGAACAAAGCATCTTTTGGCGATAGGGCAATAGCCTGGTATTCGAACCCGTTGCCTAGAACTGCGATTTGCTTGTTCTGCTGCTTGTTGTGCCAGTTAGTTGTTACGGCTTCGGCATCAGCTGCGTTCAGCATCGCGTTAGTTTTTAGGACACCGGTGGGAACTCCAGCAGAAGTGAACCAGTTACCAGCGTAATCGCGCAGGTCAATAGCAGCAGATATATCTTTTCGGCACGACTCAATTGGTGACACACCTCTCAGGTATCCGGCACGGCTGAAAATCTTTAGGTGTTCAATTTCGTTCTTGGTGTACTGGGTACCCATGTAGTCGTAAACGATACGGCTAAAGTCTGGCTTGCCGTCCTTGGTGAACGGGTTAGTCACGTTGACCGCTGATGCTGGAAGAATTGTTAGGTTATTTACCTGACCGTTTGAACCGTAGTTCTTGAACCAGAATGCGTTGCCTGAAAGTGCCAGGTCTGCGACGGTCTGAAACAAGAAGTCGCGACGGTTGTCGTTGATGCTTGGCTTGTTGACCAGTACAGGGTTTTCAACTTTTACTTCAATGCCAGTGGCGAATCGGTAAGTGTTGATTGTCATTTTACTAATCGGGGTAGCAATGATCTGAACCGCACGATAAACGGCTGTAAGAGTGAGGGCAGAATCAGGGGTCACGACTGCAGCTGAACGAGTTGGGATTGTTGGCTGCGCTGCGCGAACTTCTGCGGGCTTAGAAAAGCGATTCCATAAAGATGCCATATTCTAAATATAGTAGCACATACTGTCTGACAGTGGTGTTAGAATACTCCGACTGTGGCGTGTTGCGCCCGCGATGAAACATACAAAGCCATAACCGTTGCCATAAGTGCGTCGATTTCGCCATGAGATTCTTTGCGACTAATCAACCAAGTTTCGCCCGTGTATTTAGTGACACCGTTAGGCATTTGTGCAACGAGTAGGGGGTCGTTGTTGTGCCTAACGGTGCCGGTACTAAACATAGCAAACACCGCCGAACAAGCCGCTGACATTTCCTTAGTCCACAGTTGCCACACCGGAATGCCTGCTAACTTTAGACGTTTTGCTAGGCTCGGTAGTTGACGATCATCTAATGCGATTGCCCTTGGTGAGAACTTGCTATAAAGCGATGTTATCTCATTGAACAGTTGTTGTTCTGTAGGTGCGACTAATGATGTGACAAGTTCTGTTTCTTGAATGTCGCCGTTGGTGTTAGCGAATGCGATTGTGGCGTGTTCCCAGTTCTTTGAAATGTCCACGGCAAACACTCCGGCTTGCATGTTGGTGACACCGCGACCGGTTGCAGCTTTGAACAAGTTGCCCGGCAACCATGATGCGGTCGACCCGCTAATAAATTGGTTTAGGCGATAGCGTCGGGCTTCGTGTTCCGGAATTGTCTTTAGGTCGCTGATAACTTGTTCGACTGGGATGCGTCCGGCTGCGACTGACGGGTTCGCTGCCATAATTGCTCGCGGGTCGTCGATAGGTGCGTTATCCGGTGCGGTCCAAAGGAAGAACCCAAAGCGTTCCAGATCAGTGGCACCGTTTGCAGCTGCAGTGCCGGACTTGTAAAGGTTGATAAGGGTTTCAGATGTTTGGTCGCCTGCGGTTGTGATACCAATGACGATGCCATCTTTGCGCTGGGATGTTCCCAATACTGCAGCACCCCACATACCTGATTTAGCCAGGTGAAGTTCGTCAAACAAACACAAAGACATTGGGATACCCTGCAACGCTGATTCTTTAGCGGCTTTTACGTCATAACGTCCGGCGTTATCAGCGGTGACGATACCACGCGTTTCAGTTGCGCGTTTGAAGCGTCTACGTAGAAACGGGTTCTGATTGATTACATAGTTCACACGCGAATAGACGATGTTCGCCTGATCAGTGGACGATGCCAGGCTGATAACTTGCGGACCTTGTTCATGCATTAGCAGACCATACAAACCCAAGATTGCAGCCAGCAACGACTTGCCGTTCTGACGACCAACCGAAATAACAACCTGACGGTACCGAAGTCGTCCAGGGTAGCGCGGATGATCTTCTGGGTAGCGTTCCAACACGTGACGAAGCAACCAACGCTGCCATTCATCAAGGGTTAGCCCGTCCGGTGATTCAGGGGACTGCCAAGCGATGTTAGCAAATTCGATTAGACGGTCGCCGTCCGTTTCGAAGTCGTCCGTTAGTGGTGGCGTGTAAACGCTAGGCAGTTGAAGCATTAGTCAACAATTCTAAAGCGTACTTTGCCTGTTGCGGTACAACACCATTACCGCAGGCTTTAACTTTTTGCGCCCAAGTCAAATCCAAATCGCTTACCCAACCTTTAGGTAATCCCATCATCCACTCTGTGAACTCTGGGTTCAACTTGTTGTCAATTACTGGAATTGGTGCTTTTCTGCCAATAACAGATTCCCAACGTTTAATAGTCGGCTCAAATTGTGCAAAATCGAAATACCTAATTGCTCTGATGCCAGGTGAGTTCCTTTTAGTATCTGCGAACGAAGTCCCCTTTGAATCGCTAGCTGTGGGAGTCGGTAAAAGTTTCAAGATCTCCGCTTTTAGGTTAGTACCCGAAAAGTTTTTACCAGGCATGCCGTTCTTCCAGTCAGTTGCTACTGGGGTAGGCAATGATGAATAACCTGGCTCTTTGGTGAGGTGCGCCGACTTCGGACGCTCTAACAACACGCCATTCCGCATCATACCCGATTGCGGCAAGGCTTGCGAGTACGGTGTCAAATCCGAGAGTAAGGTGACCTCTAACGTTTTCAAAGATTGCGTATTTTGGTCGAAAATGGCGAACGGCTTCAAGTATGTACGGGAATAGGTGTCTTTCATCTTCTGTGCCTTTTCTCTTTCCTG